ATAGTTCGCACACCGTCGCATTTCAAACCTTTTCGGGTAGGCTTGCGTTATGCCTAACCCACCGAAGCCGGCCGAGCTAAAGCGACAACTCGGCAACCCAGGGCGCAGACCTATCGCAACACCCGCCGCCTATGTCGATGGCGGATACGTCGAACCACTACGCCCGCTGGAATTTGCCGGTATGCAGTTATGGGATTCCGCCATGACTACCGGCCAGAGCTGGATCGCGCGAAACTCCGACACGCAACTTCTGCTAATGACTTGCGAACAGATGGATAGACGCACCGACCTAATTAGCAAGATTCACGAAACGGGCGAGTGGCGTTTATACCGCGCACTCCACGACCTAGAGAAAATGATTAGTTCGAACCTAGCCCTACTAGGCTTTACGCCGACGGACAGAACCAGGCTTGGGCTTGCCGAAGTCAAAACCGCAAGCAAGCTGGAAGAACTAATGGCACGAAAGGAACAACGTGTGGCCCCCGAAATGGCTAACTCAGGTTCCTAACGAAGACCTACTAAACGGCGACGGGGAAGTAGTAATCGACTTTGCCGAAGCGTTTGGCATTATCACTAAGGACTCAATCGCCGGTCGCGCAGGGTCGCCGCTAGTTTTGCGAGATTGGCAAAAGGAACTAATCCGCCACGTCTTCGCAGGTGACGACACCGGTTATCGGCACCGTGTTTCGCTTATCGGTATGCCACGCAAAAACGGCAAGTCGGCAATCGGATCGGTGTTCGGTCTTTACTCGCTGATACTTGGAGCCAGGGGCGCGGAAGTTTATTCGGTAGCCGCCGAAAAGGAACAGGCTCGAATCGTATTTGCGGACGCTAAGCGAATGATTGAAGCGTCACCGGAACTAAGTGCAATCACCAAGCTTTACCGCGACGCAATTGAACTACCAAAAGCCGGTTCGGTCTATCGCGTTCTATCCGCCGAAGCCTATTCCAAAGAAGGTCTAAACCCTTCGGCAACTATCTTCGACGAGCTACACGCACAACCGACACGCGAACTATTCGACGTAATGTCGCAAGCCCAGGGTTCGCGCGGACGGCTTTCGACGCTTATCGCCATTAGCACCGCTGGCGTGAAGACCGGCGCAGATGGCAAGGACTCAATCTGCTACACGCTTTACCAATACGGCCAGAAGATAGCCCGTAAGGAAGTAGAAGACCCGACGTTCTTTATGGCCTGGTGGGAAGCCGACGCAGAAGCCGACCACCGCTTGCCTTCAACCTGGGAAGTTTCTAACCCAGGCTTCGGGGACATTTGTTCGGCAGAAGACTTCGAATCGGTAGTTAGACGAACCGAGGAACCAGAATTTAGAACCAAGCGATGTAACCAATGGGTCAGTTCCCAGATTAGCTGGCTACCTACGGGGACGTGGGACGCTTGCGCTGGCGAAACGGAAGTAGGGGACAAAGACTACATTCTGGGGCTTGACGGGTCGTTCAACGGCGACGCTACGGTTGTAACCTTTACGACGATCGAGGACATTCCCCAAATTGGAATCGTTGGAGCCTGGGAAAAGGACACAACAATACATGACGACACTTGGCGCGTGGACGTTCTGGAAGTCGAAGAAACAATTAGGCAGTTCGTAAAAGCCCACCCGAACATAAAGGAAATCGCTTGCGACCCTTACCGCTGGACGCGAACCATGCAGGTTCTACAAGACGAAGGTTATCCGGTGGTGGAGTTCAATTCCACAAACGCCCGTCGTATGGTTCCGGCTTGCGCAAAGTTCTACGACGCGGTCGTCGATAAGAAGGTTATTCACGATGGCAACCCGCTTCTAGCCCGTCACATTTCTAACGCCGTAGTCAAGGTAGACAACTTAGGCCCGCGTATTGTCAAGGAAAACAGGGCTTCCCAAAGACGTATCGACGCTGCCGTAGCCGCCGTGCTATCCTTCGACCGTGCAACGGTGGGTAGAATAGAAGACGAGCCTTTGGTTCCACAATTCTTCGTTTAGGGCGGACATGGCAAGTTTTATCGACAGACTGCTAAACAGGCGGTCAATTAGTTTCCAAACCATTTGGGGTTCGGGCGAAGATGTAGTTCTCGGAACTCAGTCCGGAACCTATGTAACCCCAGATACCGTCTTCAAGGTAAACGCAATTTACTCAGCGGTTTCTTTGATCGCAGACACAATTTCAACCCTGCCACTAGACGCTTACATTCGTATCGACGGCGAGCGCCGTCCGTTCCGCCCACGTCCAGCCTGGGTCACTAAGCCAGACGTAGACCTAGTTAGCAAAGAGCCGTTCTATAACGCGGTGCTTGTTTCTATGCTTCTCGACGGTAATGCTTTCGTTCGCGTCTACCGCGACGGACAAGGCAAGCCCCTAAACCTAGTGGTGCTAAATCCCACCGATGTAGAGGTCGTTCGCAACGGAATCGGTCGCGTTATGTATCGCGTTCAATCCCATGACGAGCTTCTTTCGTCCGAGCAGGTTCTTCACATTATCGACGTGCTAAAGCCAGGGCAGATTCGCGGTGTATCCCGCGTGGAAGCACTAAAGGAAAACTTCGGTTTGGCAATTGCCCTAGAGTCCTTCGCCGCTCGCTACTTCGGCCAGGGCGTGACTATGGCCGGCCACATTGAGTTCCCAGGCAACCTATCGCCAGAACAAGCCAAAGACCTATCGGACGCGTTCTCTAGTCGCCACGGCGGTTTCAGGAAGTCGAGCAAGGTTGGCGTTCTATCTGGCGGTGCAAAGTTTGTCAGCGATCAGGTAGATAATAACGCAGCGCAATTCATCGACTCGCGACGTATGGCAGTCGAAGACGTAGCCCGTGCGTTCAACATTCCACCGCACCTACTTGGCCTACCTGGAACCAACACCTATTCATCGGTCGAACAGAACAACATCGCGTATACGCAAATGACCCTTCGCCCACTAGTGCAGAAACTCGAAGGCGCGTTCTCGACTTTGCTATCTGCCGAGCCAGGTGGCGAAAACGCTTTCATTCGTTTTAGCATGGACGGACTATTGCGCGGTGATTCCAACTCCCGCTTCTCGGCTTACTCCAACGGCTTGCAGTCTGGTTGGCTAACCGTAAACGATGTTCGCCGTCTGGAAGACCTACCGCCGGTCGAAGCTGGCGACATCGCTCGCGTTCCGCTATCGAACATCGCAATTACCGACGCAGGTATCGTCGCGGAAGACAAGAAGGTTCTAATGGCGAACCGACTTGTTACCGCAGGTTACGATCCGAAGGAAGTCCTAGCAGCCCTAGACCTACCTGCAATCAAGCACACCGGCGTTCCGAGCGTAATGCTTCAAGGCGTGGCGCAGATAGACCCAGAAGACCCGCAGGGCGTATACGAGGCTAACTAATGCCAATAACTACGGCGCAGTATTCAGTCGGCCTGACAAGGGTTCAAATTGTCGCGCCAGACGTTATGGCGCAACACGTTTGCATTCATAATCACGAACACTCCGCTAACTCGAATGTTTACATTGGGGCTTCAGACGTGACCGTGGAAAATGGAATACACGCCCAAGCAACCCTTACTAGCCAAATTACAATCGGCCCAGGCGACTCGCTATACGCGGTTGCAGATACGGCCGACTGCGAGCTACACGTTTTAGTAGTGAAAGAGGACTAATGCCGTATTACATTTGGGACGAATCGCCAGAGTGCGCGGGGTGGGCCGTAGTCAAAGAAGACGGCGAACAGATGTCTTGTCACTTTAGTAAGCAAGAAGCGATCGACGCTATGGTCGGCGTATCCGCCGCCGAAGGTATCGAACCAGGCGGAACCTACAACGACGACGAAGACGAAGAAGAAATCGAAATCGAAGTAACTGAACTTAGAGAAGTAAACCTAACCCCACCGGCCTACATGAGAGCCGCAGCCCGACAAGGCTTGCGCTACTACGAAGAAGGTAAGGCTGGCGATGGAGTGGTGGACGCAACTATCCGAGAAGCTCGCGCGATGGCGGAAGGAAATGTCACGGCAGATAAGTGGGTTCGGATTCGGGCTTGGATTAGCCGTCACCTTGTTGATCTGGACTCACCCGCCGCTAGACCTGATTCCCCTGATTATCCTAGCCCTGGTGTAGTCGCTCACTTGCTCTGGGGTTCGGGGCCGTCTAAGGCTGCTGCTCGCCGTGCTTTGGCTTATGCCGAGGGCGTGGTTAGTAGAATGGAAGAAGAAAACGAAGGCCGAGCGAAAGGCGAAGCATTGTCAAAGATTGAAACTCGCGTATTTACTAACGAGTTTGAAGTGCGCGAAGACGGCGACGGAATGACCCTAACCGGCTACGCCGCCAGATTCAACGAGCCAAGCGAACCGCTACCGTTTATCGAGCGTATCAAGCCAGGCGCGTTCAAGCGATCTATCAACTCACGCAACGACATCAAGCTTCTATGGAATCACAATACTGACATGGTTCTAGGCTCAACCCGTGCGGGAACCCTAACCCTAAAGGAAGACGAAATCGGCTTGCGTGTTGTGGCTTCACTCCCAGACACAAGCTACGGACGGGACGCAAAGGTTTCTATTCAGCGCGGCGACGTAACAGGTTTTAGCTTTGGATTCACCGTTCCAGCGGGCGGAGATTCCTGGTCGAGCGACGGAACCGAGCGAACCCTAAAAAGCGTAAGGCTAATGGAAGTTAGCACCGGAGTTGCCTTTCCGGCCTATCCAAGCACTAACGGAACCGCCCAGGTTCGCGGACTAGACAAGGTAGCCGAAAGAAACAACATCGACGCAGACGCACTAGCCGACGCGTTGCTAAAGATTGAAGACGGCCAGACCATCTCTAAGGACGAAGCCGAAATGGTTTCCCGTGTTATCAGCGACCTAGCGCCTTCGGAAGAAGTCGAGCAGAACCAGGGCGACTTGGGTATGCTTGCCTTGAAGAAGAAGAAGCTCGAACTACTAATTAAAGGAATCTAATGGCTACCAAAGACCAGATTAAGAAGGCAATCCTAGAGGTCGCGGGCAACCCGATCAGCGGTGCAATCGCAGACCTAGCAGACTCAATGGCCGACGCTGTTGTCGCCATTGACACTCCCGCCGTCGTTGGCGAGGTAAAAGAAGCGCGTGTAACCAAGCCGACCGAAATTCGATAGTCGCCAAGCTTACGCTTCTCCCCGCCGGTCTTCCCCTTTCACCGGCGGGGTTCTTCTTTTTGCGGTATGCACTCATGCTATAAACTAGAACCAGGCGTGTGAGTTAGCTCTAGCCGTTTTAGTCTGCGTCAGCGCGACTAATCACTTACATTCAATTTAGGAGAAACAATGTCAGAGTTCATCAAGGCTCAGCACGAACTCCGCGCAAACTTGACCATGCAAATTCGCGAGGTCATTGACTCGGCAGAGGCCGAGGGTCGCGGACTAGATTCAGAGGAACTGCAGAAGATCGACCGTATCGAGGCCGACATTCGCAAGGCCGACGAGTCCATCGAGGTAGCAACCCGCGCCGAGGAGCGCAAGGTTGAGGCTTCCGTAGCCGCTAAGGGATTCATCCCTTCGGTTTCCGAGGAGCGTTCCACCAGCGACATCTTCCGCGCACTAGCAAACGGCGAGGCTCGTTCACACGAGTTCTCAAAGCGCGCTGCTCTAGTATCTTCAAGCAACACCGTTCCTAAGTCGTTCTACGACCAGGTATTCGACGTTGCACGTCTAGCTGGCCCAATGTTGGAGACTTCGGAAGTTATCCAAACTTCGACCGGCGATCAGCTCACCATTCCGACTATGACGGCTTACTCGACTGCGGCTCTAACCGCTGAGGGTTCTGCAATCGCGGCAAGCGAGCCTACTTACGCGTCAATCACCTTGAACGCCTACAAGTATGGCTTCTTGGCTCAGGCTTCAAACGAGCTAGTTACCGATGCCGGATTCGATCTCGCAAGCCACTTGGCTCGCCAGGCAGGTAACGCAATTGGTTTCGCTGTGAACTCAGCTCTAACCACCGGAACCGGAACCGTTCAGCCACTAGGTATCTCAACCGCAGCGGGAACCGGTGTTACCGGTGGAACCGGTGTATCGGGTGCCTTCACCGCCGACAACCTAATCGACCTTGCCTACTCGGTAAACGGTGCGGTTCGTCGTCTGCCTTCCGCCGCTTTTATGGCAAACGGTCAGTCAATCGGTGCTATGAGAAAGCTCAAAGACTCAGCCGGAAATTACTTGTATAACGTGGGTATCGGCTACCCCGATACTTTTGCTGGCTTCCGCGTTGTGGAGAACCCACACGTTGCAGCTATCGCAACCGGTGCTAAGTCCGTTCTGTTCGGTGACCTAGAGTCCTACAAGGTTCGCCTAGCAGGTGGAATTCAGGTAGCTTCTTCACAGGACTACGCGTTCAACACCGACCTAACCACCTGGCGTTTCTTGATCCGTCTAGACGGTAACCTAACCCACCAGGCACACATCACCAGCTTCAAGGGTGGAGCAAGCTAAACCCTTGTAACTAACTGATAGGCCCCGCGTTGTAGGTTGCGCGGGGTCTATCTTTTTTTTGATAGGCTTTCACCATGACAACCTACGGCGCAATTTCACTCGCAAGCAATTCCCCAGGCTCGCCTACGGGCTATGGAGTCCAGGGCCTACTATTAGCCGAACGCCTAAAGCGCGACGGCTACGACGTTGCCGCACTATCCAACTTCGGGCTAGAAGGCAACATCTCTACGCTCGAAACCAAATACGGCCCGATCGCACACTATCCCCGTGGCTACACGCTCTATTCGGGCGACGTTTTGGAAACCCACCACAAGCACTTCTTAGCGGGACGCGAGATTCCAAACGCTATCCTTACGCTTTACGACGCTTGGGTTTACCTGGACGTGCCACAACTAGAAGACCTAAAGTTCTGGTCTTGGACACCGGTAGACCACTTATCCGTTCCGCCAAAGGTTGCGGCCTGGGCTAAGCGGCCGAATGTAAAAACTATTGCTATGAGTCCTTTTGGGCAAAGACAGTTCCAAGCCATCGGCGTAGACTCGACCTACATTCCTCACGCCGTCGATACTTCGGTTTACAAGCCGACCGACAACATTCAAGGGTATGGCCTAAAGCAATACATGGGCGTAGGGGAAGACGACTTTATCGTCGGTATGGTGGCGGCTAATAAAGCAAACGGTTCGATACACCGTAAGGCATACGCCGAGAACCTATTAGCCTTCGCGATGTTCCGACAAAAACATCCAAACGCTTATCTATACATTCACGCCGAGCCGTCCAGGGTCTTTGGCGGATTCCACCTGGCTACCCTTATGAAGTCCGTAGGGCTACCGGAAGACGCGGTGCTATTCCCTGATCCGCACAAACTTCGCTATGGCTACACGTCCGAGGAAATGGCAGGGCTTTATTCCGCGATGGACGTTCTGCTACACGCGTCCTACGGCGAAGGCTTCGGCGTTCCGGCCATCGAAGCCCAGGCTTGCGGAACTCGCGTGATCGGTTCTAATTGGGCGGCAACCCCAGAGCTACTCGGTGAGGATTCCTGGTTGGTAGACGGACAACCGTTCTGGGACGAAGCACAATCTACCTTCTTCCAGATTCCGCTAATACCTTCCCTTGTAAGTGCCTTAGAACAGGCATACGAAGCCGATAGAGGGGTTTCTACGGCAAGCGTGGACTTCGCTAAGCAATTCGAAGTCGAAGCCGTCTACGAGCATTATTGGAAGCCGTTTCTAGCCGAGAACCTATGAAGCTAATTGTTCCGGTTCTAAATCGCTACGACCTTCTACAAAGAATGGTTAGCTCGATTGACCACCCGCTAGACCTACTTATCCTAGACAACGGCGACGGGCTAAAGTCGCTACAAGTTCCGCCGTGGGTGGACGCTAGGGTCTTGCACCTGCCAACGAATCAAGGCGTAGCGGGGAGCTGGAATCTTGGTATCAAATTGCTACCGTTCGAGTCAGTTTGGTTCTTTAGTTCGGCGGACACCGAATACAGACCAGGCGCACTCGCTAACTTGGCGAAAGCCAAACCAACCGAAATAACCCTATGCAAGTCGTTCCCGCATTGGCAGACGTTCGCGATCGGGGAAGAAGTCGTCAGACAGATTGGGCTATTTGACGAAAACCTATTCCCAATTTACTTCGAGGACAACGACTACACGAAGCGGGCCAAGCTCGCCGGTATTCCGATAACCTACGCCGACATAGACGTTCACCACGACAATAGCTCGACAATCGCAAGCGACGCTAATTATGCACGGGAGAACACTAGGACTTATACAAACAACCAGGACTATTTCGAAGCCAAGACCGACGGCTTGTGGAATTGGTCGCTTGATAGGAGAAGGAATAACTATTGGCAAAAGTAATCATTACGGGCGTAGCAGGGTTCTTA